TTACCTTCCCATGTATCGTTCTGCTCAAACACAGGAAATACATACAAGTTTTTCCATGGAGGTATAAAATGGACTCCTACATGCCTTTCGTGGGACTCTACGCCTTTTCTTTCACCAAATAGGTCTACAACTACTCCTACATAGCCTGGAGATATCATCTTAAAGGAGAATATTAAGACAAGCGTAAATATAACAGCACCTGCTATGCCTAATATAACCCTTATAGGATGTCTTTCGAAATAGTTCATAGTCTAACCTGACCTTGTTTGAGAAATTCTTGTTCCATATAGTCGATACACCATTTGTCTTTGGTATAGAATTCGCGTAGTTGCCGCAACGTTGCATTATACTTATCTGGTGGCCATGTACAGAGCTTTAGGCGCTCATTCTGACATATCCAGTCTTTTCCGTTATTCCACCTTGTCATCTTCCAGTCTGCCATAACTTACCTCGTGGATGGACATAATATTATAGTCAGAAAATATCTGCAAAAGCTTCTTGCAAAAATCTCTCAACAACCTTAACGTTGGAGTTTGTAAACAAACAACCATCCTAAAATAGGGGACAGATCATGCGTTCATACAAATCACCAATGTCAAAACCGGGTCAACCTTCACAACCAAAAGGCGCTCCAGGAGCACCAAGGGGCCGTTAATGAGTTTTAATTTTTTAGATCAGGGCTTTATCCCTCAAGATTCTTATTCTCGCGAGCTAGATCGTAGAGTAGCTAAAGATGAATACCCTTATGGCTACGATGGAGGAGAGCCTCCTCAAGGCTATCATAATATTGGCTTTGATACAGAGCATTACAAAAATGACAAGCTTAAAAAAGAGCCTAGAGCATGAAAGCTAAAAAAGGTCCTGCTAAAGGCAATGATCAAAAGCCTAAGCCGAAGCTGGGTAATAGCACAATGGTACACGGTATCACTTCCGTGGATAGTTCCGGAGGCCCTGGCACCGGTCCTATTAAACGTAGACAAATGAGGTAACAATGAAAGAACAGCGTTACAAAGCGCGACGTGATGAGCATCTTGGCATGGAAAGAGCCATGGCTGCAGATCACGGCAATGTGCGAAAGCATGTAGCAGAAGAGCTTAAACAGCATGCTATGCATATTCATCATGCTAAGAAAATGCATCAACATGGTGCTCACAAGAAAGGATAGTAATTATGTATAAACACGAAACAGATAGACCATCACAAGAGCGTCATCCAATGGCACATAAGCCAGAAAATGACTATGGCTGTGCAGACTTTAAGTCCGATGCTTTTGACCAAGCATATGGACAAGGCTCACGACAAGGCTATATGGCTGATATGAAGAAAATTCATAGCCAGCATTTGAATGTATATTCAGACGATAGCTCAGGAAAAGAGGCTTAAAATGGCTCAACAACAGCTGGGTGAAACACGCGATGCCATGGCTTTAGGGTGCATGAAGCTCGTCGAAGATTTTGCCGAGAAAATGCGTAAAGAAGTAAAGCCATTCTACATCGTCTTTTTTGCTAAAGCTGATGCTAGCGTTAATGGTATTAGACAGACCATTAAAGCCTATTATAACAGACCTCCGAAGATGCTAGGCATCCTCGTATGGTTTGTAAATAATCCGCTGGGCATATTTGAATTTGTTCCAGAACTTTCATCGCCTCCAGACATTCCTTTGGACCCTTCACTTCTTAGCAATAAGAGCGAAGATCAATCTATAGGGATTATGAATAAAGCGAGTGATTTTAACGTTATAGTCTCATAAATAAGGGCGTAATAGGCCGTCGCCTGGCCAAGGAAACTATGATAGATACAGAAATACCAAAAGATTTTCAGATTGTACCTGAAGATCAATATATAGACGCGGGCGTAAATGATTCTGTCGCCGAGAATCAGGGAAGCATTGAAGCGCACCATGAGGTAGAAACTGCGGGACAACCTGTTGAAGCTGAACAGCCGCAAGAACATGTATCCGATAAGGATTACAACTTCAGGGCTATGCGTGAAGAAATAGCAAGAATTAAAGCAGAAAAAGAAGCGCTGGAAGAAAACTTTGACCTATGGAAAAGAGAACTCGCTGTACAACGTCAACCTGAAGCTCCTCGTAAGAGCGCTGAAGAGGTTATCCCCGATGATGACCTAATTACAGGTGCACAGCTAAAGAGATTGCTACAAGAACGAGATGAACGTCATCGTCAAGTTCAAATGGAGCAAGAGATCTTCAACCAAGAGGCAAAGATTAAGCTACAGCATTCTGATTATGATGAAGTGGCCACTAAGTATGGTGTGCCTCTTCTTAAACAAGAACCTGATCTCGCACAAGCTTTTATGGCTTCTAATAACAAGGCGGCGTTTCTTTATAAAATAGGGAAAATGCAGCAGGTATTAGACAAAGAACCTGTACAAGAGTCGCAGTATCATAAGCAGGAAGTAAATAAAGCTGAAAGAATCGTTGCCAACTCCCGAAAACCTGGAACACTCTCCGGCGCTGTCGGTGGCCAACAACAGATTTCTAAAGCCGATTATTATTCCTCATTAAGTGATGCTGAGTTCAATGCCTTAGTAGCCAAAAACCTTGAAGAGATCTAATTAAGAGAATCTCAAAATGGCAATGACAACATTAACGCAACTTCCTCCAGAAGTGCGTACTTATTTCGACAGGATGTTGCTAACGCTTGCGAGACCACACTTCATCTATGACCTATTTGCTCAAAAGAGACAGATTCCTCTGAACTCTGGCGATCAAATGGTGTTTAGACGTTATGGAACCCTTGCAGCTGCAACTATCCCCCTTACAGATGGCCAAACACCTTCAGGTGACCAGCTATCTGTAACAGACTTTAAAGCGGCTATCAGTTGGTATGGTTCATACGTGACGATCACAGACCAATTGCAGTACGTAGTCCAAGACCGTGTGTTGAACGAAGCAACAAAAGTTCTTTCGCTTCAACTAGGTCTAACCATCGATACGCTTATCCGCGATATGTTGGCATCTACTGCTTCTACTATCGCATGTAGCCGTGGCTTAAATGGTCTGACACCATCAAATATCACTGATGCAGATATCCAAACTGCAGTGATTGCATTGCGTCAAGGTAATGCCCGTCTTATGACAAATCCTCTTCCAGGTGAAATGAAAATCGGCACAGCGCCAGTTCGTTCATCTTACTGGGGCTTTATGTCTGTAGACCTACAGGATGACCTAGAATCTGTAGCAAGCTTTATCGCGGTAGCAAACTACCCTAATCCAATGAATGCATTGGAAGCAGAGTGGGGAAGCACTAGAAACGTAAGATGGCTACTAAACACTAATGGTTTTGTAAGTACTGTTGGCGTACAAGCTAACGTATATAGCAACTTTATTTTAGGTCAAGAAGCATATGGCGTAGTACGTCTTGGTGCAAAGGAAGCAGAATTTATCGTGAAGCCACTTGGAGCTTCTGGTACTGCTGACCCTCTAAACCAACGTGGAACAGTTGGCTATAAGTATCCTTTTGCAACAAGGATTCTTAATGACAACTGGGTTACACGTTTAACCTGTACACACTCATAAGGGAGGTAACATATGGCAGGCTTTATTAAAGGTACGCTTACTGTTACAACAGGTGGTACTGCACAAAACTTAAACTTGGGTTGGATTCCAAGCTATTTCCGTATGGTCAACAAAACCAAGCTAGCAGCTACAACAAACGGTGTTGTAATTGCTGAGTGGTTTGACGATATGGCTAATGGCTCGGCGAATATATGGACAACATCCGCAGGTGATGGTACAAACAAAATTACTCAGATCTCATCTAATGGCGTAACTCCGCTGATTACTGCAGATCCGAACCTGTTTGTTCCTAACCAGGCTCCATATACAACACAGAACCGCACACCTATGGGCGTTTCTACAAACCTTAAGATTACAGGTATCAGCCAAGCAGCTAACGCTAGCATCACTGCTACACATAGCTTTACTTCAGCTGATATTGGCGTAACTGTAGTTACTTTCCATGGTGTATTGGGCATGACACAGATTAATACACTTAGTGGTGTCATACAGTCAGTAAATAGTACTACAGACTTTACAGTGAACATCAATACTACAAACTTTAGCGCATACACTTCCAGTGGTGTTGCTAACGTTATTACTGGTGCTCCTGCAAGTACTACCTATGGTAACCAGATACTTAATACTGCTGAGGCAAACCTTGGCATTATTGGTCTAACACTTGGTACATCTTTAATGGTAACAACAAGTGATGTTTGGGAATATGTAGCATATCTACAAAGCCCAACAACTGGTCCGTAATAGATTAATTGCACTGTAAAGAAAGTGCATAAACAAGAGGCGGTTACGCAAGTAGCTGCCTCGTTTATATAGGTAAATATGGCAGTCAATAGAGCAGGACAGTTTATACCACCAGGAAATGGCGGCGTTACTTACCCAAGTCCTAATGAGTGGCCAGTTACCGTGCATGCTATAACTGCTATTACCAATGCAGTGCAGGCTGTGGTTACCGCTCCAAATCATGGAATCACCATGTCTGCAAATCAGAGCACGCCTTTAGTAGACTTTACACAAGTTAAGGGCATGTACCAAATAAATGGTAAGTCAGCATATGTGACAGCAGTAATAGATGCCAACAACGTGCAAATTGCACTAAATACATCTCCCTATGGGAGTTATACATCTGGTGGCTATTTAAACGTACTAGTAGGGCCGCCACCTATAGAACCTTTTCAAAACACTTTTCCATGAGGTAATCAATGGCAAAAAAATTAAACGAGTCTTCACAAGAAACTATAGATAAAAACTTTCTAGAGGAAAATCCTGATATAGCAACAGAAGAGCGCCCCGTTATAGTTGCTACAGAAATCCCTAAGACAGAAAAGATCGTATTTTTAAACTATCGTGATCCTGGCGTCATGCTCCACTTTCACTATCACTCAAAGACGCATCCATTAAAGCATTATGATCTAATGCATGGTCAGCAATATGAACTGCCTGTAGAAGTTATTAACCACCTAGAAGGGCAAAGAGCTACAGATCCTTGGGCATGCCACTCTAGGACTTATTCTAGACGCATGAGGTCTGATGGAGTAACAGAAACATTTGCATCAGGGTATGTACCATATTTTCAATGCAAGGCTGTAAGGGCATAATATGAGCTATACCACTAGTAATTGGGCATTAGCAGATATAATTACGAAGGTAAGGAACATAACTGGTTCTCCTTCACCAGATCAACTTACGGATGCATTAATAGTAGACTATATAAACCGCTACTATGCTTTTACAATGCCGTTTGAGATCAAAGAACAGATAAACCAGCAACCTTATAACTTCACAACGGTAGCAAATACTGATGTATATCCTGTTCTATCTGGATTTACTACTGATGAGCCTATGGCATATGCCAACGGCTTTCCGCTAGTATTTTACCAGGATAGAGATATCTTCTTTCAGGATTGGCCTCAGCAATATACTCAAGACCAGGTGGCTACGTCTACTGGTACTGCAGGTCCGTATGCAGGAACTACTCAAGCTTTCCCAATTATTAAGGGTACATATTATGTTACTGATGGGACATTAGTAGCATTTGATAAAAGCGATGGTATACTTTATCAAACTATAGGTGGAGTAGATACAGCAGTAGGCACTATAAACTATGTTACAGGAGCTTTTTCTGTCACATTCAGCGCTATTTCTGCTGCTGGAACACTTATCTATGATAATTACCAAGCATATCAGCCTGCACGTCCACAAGGGGTATTGTTTTATAACAACACCTTTACTTTTAGACCTATCCCTGATCAAGTGTATCAAATCACTATGCAGGGATTTATATCTACAACACAGCTAACAGCATCTGGAAACACCCCATTATTAGTAGAGTGGGGAGAACTTTTAGCAATGGGAGCGTCACTTGACATTTTTCTTGATCGTGGGGATGTTGGTGCTTATAACACATATTATCCGATCTTCAAGAGATACGAAAATGTGGCCCTGGGAAGATTTGTAGAACAGCTTTTAAATGTACAATCAGTCCCAAGATTTTAAGGAGAAGTATGACTTTTAATTCAGCAATACCGCAACCAACAGACAATATCTCAACTAGCCAAAGCCAACTGCTTAGCAATAACGCATTCTTAGGTAATACTTCAGGGAATTTAGATACAGGATTTTATAAGCTGCCAAATGGCCTAATATTAAACTGGGGTGCAATTCCGTTTACAACATCAGGTAATAAGCAACAAAGCTTTGCTCAACCTTACAGTACTCGGTGTTATAGCTTACAATTTAGCGTAGGATTTACATCTGCTGATAACGCCGCTAAATGGTATACAGGCATAGTAAGTGGAGTTATAACAAACACACCTGGCGCTGTTTGCGTAGATACTTCAGCGATTGCTGCTGGTAATTCGCAACCTTTAGATCTAAGTACAGCTAAATTTAGAGTAAATACATCTGTTCCTGGTGCATATGGGACTCCTGTAATTTATTGGTGGGCTATAGGTAAATAATGCAACCACAAGTTGGATATCAGCCATTTTTGATAGGGGAAGGAATAAGCAAGACAGGCTTATTTTCTTATTTAGATTCATGGGTAAAGCCGCAAGATGCCTTCGACACCCTTTTGAATGCTTATGTATATAGAGGATCTATATATATGCGTGAGGGTATGACTCTATATCCTTCTGCTACACAATCTGGAGCCCTTGTCTATCAAAATAATGAAATCGTTGCAACGGGAAATGGCGGTACTGTAGGCTATGCTGGAACTTTAACTAACTTTCCTCTTATTGGTACTGTAACCATAAAAGCAAAGACAGCTGCAGGAGTAAGATCTTCTACAGCAACATTTGGAGCTGGAGACATTTCATGGTCGACGGGAGGCGCTTCACTAGCAACTGCTGGTAAGATAAACTTTACTACTGGTGCGTGGACGCTAACAAGTAGCTCTAACATAGCTAATAATGTACCTATTACTATCCAATATAACTATGTACCAACCCTACTTACATCTAATGCTGGTAAGGCTGTAAATAACCCTATCATGGGAATAAAACAGTTTATAAATGAAACTGCATACCAGAATATCCTTGTAGTAATGGATACTCGTAGAGCTTCTTTCTGGGATAGTGGAACATCATCTTTTAAGCCTTTGGCGTCATTCCAGCAGACATTCTTTCAATTCCCTATACCTAATACGCAAGTTGCTACAAATTCAGGGGTGGCTATAAAGCTACAGTGGCCTTTGATAGCCCCTTATTCTGTTACTATAAAGACCTTTAGCTCTGCTGGGGTATTAATAGATACAACTACAGACTCTCCAACTAACTCTACTACAGGCACTATAGTAGCATCAGGCAATATATCTGGAGGCGCAATTACCTATGATGATGGGGCTGGAGATAGCGACATCATAGTCACTTTTGGCAACCCCGCTGCTAATAATGCGGGAGTCTTTGTTCAGATAACGGCGTCTTTACAGAACGACTATTTCACGGGAAATAACACCAATTTCTTTAATGCTACAAATTGGGATGCTCCTGAGATTCCGGCATTTTTGTACATGACAAATAACGTAGACTTCATAACGTTATTTAATGGCACATTTTTATCAAGACCAGCTTTTGCTCTATATAAAAACTCAGTAACATTAAGTGCACCTTCTAAAGTATTGGTACCATTCCACAACGACATATTCAAGGCGTTAGATGTTAAGGTATTTCAGAACAGCCTTATCATCATAAGACCTACTATTATCCCTAATGGTACAAATACGCCTAATGCCTTTGCAGAAAACCAAAGTATCTATTATAGCTGCCCTTCTTATAGTACCAGCTTTTTGCCATGGAATTTTGTATTAGAGACTGAAATAGCAGGAAATGGTGGTTTTGTATCAGCTCCTACAGGTGATTTTATACAGGCGGCTCAGCTTCTTAGAGATGGCCTTGTATGCTTCTTTAATAATAGCACCTGGTTCTTTAGAGCAACAAATAACTCTACAATACCCTTCATCTTCACGCAGCTAAACACTAGCAGGTCTACAAACGCTCCATACGGCTCTATAGCCTATGATGTATTTTGTACTTCTATGGGAGCTAAAGGCCTTATTGCCTGTGATGGAGTTGGTGTAGAGCGTTATGATCAGAATGTCATAGACTTATTCTTGGACATCAATCAGAACGCTTTTGGTCAATGCTTTGCACAGAAATATGATTCTCTAAATCAATCCTGGATGCTATATCCAAGTACAGATAATGACAACAGCACATCTGATAAAGCTATTATTTATAATTTCTTAGAGAATAACTGGAGCATATTTCAGCCAAATCTAGGGCAGTTAGTACAAACTCCTGCTCAATCTAATACACTCTCTTGTCTAGGCCTTGGATTTACCTCTTCAGATACTAAATGGAGCGACTACGCAGCAAATTCAGGTTCTGTAGTTGCAGGACAAAACTGGTCTCAAGCTAATTATTCTTGGATATCTTCTTTAGAACAGGATCTATCACCGCAGCTTCTTGCTGGAGACCAAAATGGCCTCGTATATGTGACTAATGATGGTACGACCGACAATGGTAATGCTATAAAAGTTATGATACAAACAAAGAGACTAAATCCTTTTATCGGGCAACTAGGCACAAAAGCAAGCTTTGGCTATTTGGATGTATATTATGAAGTAAATCCATCGATAACTTGCACTATTAAATTCTATGGAAATAACTCGGAACAGGCTTATAAATCTACAACCTTTACTTTTGATTGTCCTACTAATGCTCAGGGCAATATGACAGAGGTGTGGTCGTGGAAGAGATTTTATGTAAATATAACGGGAGAATTTCTACAGATAGAAATAAACTCACAGACCGCTCCTGATGATCAAACTTATCAGACTGCAGGAAGCTTTAAGATATTAGGAATGATACTCTGGGCTTCTCCTGCAGGAAGACTAACTCCGGGAGTAAAGCTATGACAAACCCTACGCTTTCATATCCTATAGTAAGACTTGCCACACTAGCAGATACTGTAATAGTTCCTGATCCTTCCGATACGGATCTATTTATACCATGGCTTACAAGACTGTATGAAGATATTGCATTGGCAGTGAACCAGAAGGATTGGTTGAGTTTTACTATACCTATAGGCCAAATGTCTACACCTACAGTTATCCCTAATATTCCGAATCAGGGTGCTTTTATATTGATAGTAGCAGGCACTTTAGATGGAATGCCAGCGGGTGTGTATTCTTTGATAAAATCTATTTCTACACAAGCCGGTGCTCAGCCTATAATCATACAAAAGCAGACAGGTGTTACTTTTAATGGAAATACTGCCTGGAATGGAGTAGACATTAGAGTGTCTAATGCTGATGCAAATAACTGGACAATATCCCATAATGCCGCTGATGCGACCCTTGTGGGCAATTTTAACATACGAGTAGTCGGAACAACATGAGGTAAATTATGCCTAAATCAGCATTGACAGGAACAGAAAAGAAAGCCAAAAAGTACTTTATCCATAAAGCGGAAAAGCGAGAGAAGCTTGGCGTTCATGGTCTAAGAAAGGGCATGGAAGCATTAGAAGAAGTACAAAAGGGTAAACATGCCATACCGTCTGATCTTAATGAAATTATAAAACGCTTTGAAAAGGCCGGAAGAGGAGCTGAAAAGATATTTGCACCCATACGTGAAGAGGCTATGCATAGATTTCAAACTGAGACTCAGCCACAACTTGGCGCCGCTTTAGGCGGACGTCAGCTAGGCGCAAGCTCCGCTATGAAGCAAGCCTTATCTGCTTCTCAGGAAAACTTACAAAGGTCATTAGCTTCAGACTTTGCTCAACTGCAATCGAATCTAGCACAAAATCTTCTAGGTCAAAGCCAGCAAGCAAAGCTACAGAACCTAAATGCATATTTATCTTCTGCAAGTGGAATGATGGGCCAAGGAACAAGCCCAGTTGCACAGGGAATATCTCAACAGGCACAGTATCTCCCGTCTAGTGGACAGCCTAGCTTTGGAAGACAATTATTAGGTACTGGACTTGGAATTGCAGGATCTATTATAGGTAATGCAATCGCTCCTGGAATAGGTGGAGTTGTAGGTGGAGCTATTGGCGGAGGGGTAGGAACTCATATAGGCCATATAGGCGGAACAAATCAATTATAGGTAATCTATGCCAAAATATGAGCGAGGCATTGCCTCATTAAAAGAGAAAGTCAATCCTATTCATCAAGGCATCCTAGGTGGTATAGAGGGTGGTTATAATGCTTATAAGACTGAAAAAGCGAAGACTATACTTTCTGATCCTAATGCTTCTGCAGTTCAAAAGGCCATGGCTTGGCAAAGTATTTCTTCAGGCAAAGCTGGCGATGCTGAGATATTTAAATCGATTTTATCAGCTGAAGCAGAAGCAAAGCAAGCTCCTATCGAGAATGCTATTAGATCAAAATTAGGGCTGCCTACACAAGAGGTTTCGGAACGTGCGGGTGTGCCAAAATTAGCTACCGAGCAAAGCCCTACACAAGCTGCTATACAGCAATTTGGCAATGTTGTAGAGCCTGGACAAACGGGTCAATTTGGAGCGCCGACTTTGTTTGAAGGTAAGCAATACGCTCCTGCACCTTCTGCGTTTCCAACAGGAGAGGCTTTTTCACCACAGCAACAACCTGCTGGCGTTCCTGAACAGCCAGCGCCATTTAGTCCTTTAGATATACCGCTGGATGAGCTTATACAACAGCGTGCTATAGCTAAATCTCCATCTACTCAAAAAGCTCTAGATCAACTTATTCAGGCTAAAAATACAGAAAGAGCTGCTCAAGCTCAAGAGAACAAAGCGAAGTTGAAGATAGTTCATGACAACCAAAAAGATCTTGCTGAAATACAGAAAGATTCTCTTTCAACTATAAAATCGTCTAATTCTACATTAAAGGCTTTTGACGATCAGCTATCTGTTGTGGATAAAACGGGTGTTTTCTCTAAAGCAAACCTATCTAAATGGCTTACAGACCATGGCTTTGAAACTTTAGGTCGTGCTGCTCAATCTGAAGGCGGTGCAATATTCGCTACAGCTGGTAAAGAGATCATAACAGGTGGTCTTAAATCTGCATTTGGAGCTAGGCCTTTAGGTGTAGAATTTGCTGCATTTGAGTCCATGCTAGCTCAAGTAGGTCGTAGTCCAGAAGTCAATAAGCTCGCTATAAAAAGCCTGAAGCTTCCTTATGAGATAGATAATGATGTAGCTAGATTTAAGATGAATATCATAGCTAAGAATCCTAACATCACGCCAGTAGAGCTTAATTCTGCTGCATATTTATATGGTGAAGAAGTTAGAGATCAAAAAATATCGGCATGGCGACAAGAAGTTAATGATACTATGCGTAAAGTAGGGGGCCAAATGCCTCAAGAAGTTCCTAAAACAAAAGCTCTAGGTGATATATGGGGCCAAGCTCAATAGCAAATAAAATCAAAGAATCGCGTGAGCAAGGCTATTCTGATGAAGAAATAGTCCAAGCCGCCTCACAGCATGATCCTGAATTTGCAGAGAAGTATGTAGCTTCAGTACAGGCTGGCCATTCTCCTTCTGAGATATTGAACTTTTTGTCTCCTGAATCTGCTCGTATGTCAATTGCTTCTCAAGAAAAAGAGCCAACGGCATCGGAAGTTTTTGCACATTCTGGCTTGCTTCCAGGAAAAGGCTTCGCTACAGGGGCAATTAAAGGTCTTGGTCTTAAAAGGCTTTTGCCTGAAGAAGAACAGGAGCCTAAAGAAGGAGAGCTTCCAGGTAGGCTAACAGGAGAAGCTATAAAATATGGCAGCATTGCAAAAGCTCTTGGGCCTTTAACTAATACAGTTCTTGCTCCCTTGGGTACTGCTGGTCTTATTACAGAAGCTGGACTCGTAGGTGCTGGTGGCGGCGCTCTTACTAAGCTATTAGAAGAAGGAGAACTTCCTACTTCAAAAGAAACTGCTTTGGAATATGCTATAGGTGCAGGGGTTGGTGCTGCTGGTAAGTTAATTGGTTCTGGAGTTAAAAAGGCAAAAGAATTCTTCAAGCCATCAGGAAAGGCTCCTTTAGAAAATATAACTCAGACACCTTATGAGGTTTCAAAAGCGGCTCAAGAAGCCATTGAAAAGCCTATTAAACCTGGGGCATTTCAAGAGATACATACAACCCAACCATCAAAACCAGAATCATTACGTGGTCGTGTGAGTCGTGGTGGACAGGCCTTTGGTATAAATGTTCGCGCGACGCCGCGACACCCAAATACAGAACAGAGCATTTTACAGGCTTTTCCTTACGAGATTCATAGCTCTAGAAATGGAGGTCAATTAGCCACTAACCTTATTCGACAAGCCGATGAATCTGGATATCAGGCTGTAAATGAAGCCTATGAGATATCTAGAGTTTTAAATGAACATGTTCATGCAGTAGACCCTCAGCTTGCGCAAAGATTGCAACAAAGAATAAGTATGGTGGATAACAGCCTTTTGCCTACGGGAGTGCAAGAAGGATTGCGAAAAGATGCTCAGCAGCTTTTTGATCGATTAGCCGTAAGAAATGAGGCTGGTCAGCTAAATTATAGACCTGTATCAAATCAGCAAATTATTGATACCATACAGAACATTCACCACAAGATGAAATTTGAATTCGAACATGGTGAAGCGTCTAACATCTACAATCTTTTACTTTCAGATCTAGAAGATGCGCTTGCCCGTCGTTCTTTAATAGCTGGTGAGGAGGCGGCTGTCCAGGCAAATAGAAATGCCCGAGATCTCTATAGGAGTTGGGCAGAAGAATTTAACACTCCAGCTGCTCGTCGTTTTAGAAATATTAATAAAGATGACTTTGAAGCTAGATTTAACTTTTTAAAGAAATCTGATAATTTCATTGAACTTCGCCCTATTTTAGAGAGATCCCAAGAAGGTCGAGAACTTATAGGCGCAATACAGGCGGATATAGTAGAAAAAGAACTTGGTCAGTTTATGAAAAACCCAAGAGCGCTTACGCAGAGACAGCTTGAAAGAAAGCTTCGAGAGCTTAGCGAGACATTAAGTGAAAGGCAGGTTGAACATATTCGCGAAGTATTTAATCGAGAGCGTGCAGTCTTTAATCGTAGAGTAAGAGAGCAGCCTACTATTGCGAAACAAGAAAAACAGCGTGAGGCTCTTACTAAAAAAGCTGCAAAAGATGCTGGAATAGAGCCAGAGAAATTCTGGAAAGAAATGGATTCACGCTCTGGCATACAGAAAGTTCGCAATGAACTTAGGAATAAGCCAACTGAATACAATGCTATTAGAGATGTTAAAGCCAGAGAGATCATTTATGGCGGCAAAACCACACCCGGAAGTGGTCGAGAAATGGCAGAACGCTTACGTGTCAGTAAAAATAAAGATCTCATGATAGAGCTATACAGTGAAAAAGAATACAACGATTTACTGAAAGCTCTAGATGACATAGGCGATAAAGAGGCCAAAAAAGAGATGATCAAGAAAGCGCTTATAAAAATAGGCGTTGCTACAGGGACCATCTCTAAGTATTCTGTGTTACTTCTTTAGGCCTTCTCTCCATGAGATCCAAAAAAATATAATAGCAAATGGCCAAAACCATGGCCCACATACTAAAAATAAAGTTCCTGCCCATTGGGCTAGATTCATATCTGAAAACATATTAAATTCTCCTTGTTTAATCTTATTGTAACATTATAGGTAAAATAAGTCAACTTCCCTCTTGTCGTAAACGTTAAGGTTTACTAGACTGTAGCTTTCACGAACAAAGAGGTTTACTATGCCATATATTGCTACAGGATCTGGGGGCAATAAAGTCGTACCATTTGGTGGTGGCGGCAACTGTCAGAACCCTGCCAACGTTATATATGTATCTGGCGCTCCTTCCACAGCAGCAACAGATCAGCCTATAGGCACTATTGCCATCAACCCTGGTGTTGCAGCATATATTTGCGTAAACAACACTGGCCTTAATGGTACTGTAACTTGGGATCAGCTAGGATTAGCTACAGGTACAGTAGGAAGTATTACTGGCAACACTGGTGGAGCAATTACACCTAGCGCTGGTAACATAAACATTGTAGGTGCTGGAAACGTGTCTGTAGCAGGTGCTGGAAGCACTTTGACAATCAGCATTCCACCAGCTGGCCTTGCGATTAACGATGTAACAGGTACAACACAAGCCCTTGCTATTAACAATGCTTATATAGCAGATAACGCTGCTTTAGTTACATTTACCCTGCCAGCAACTGCAGTTCAAGGCTCTTACATACAAATTATAGGTAATGGGGCAGGAGGCTGGTCAATAGCCCAGAACGCCAACCAAAGTATAAAGGTTAATAACCTAAGCACTACCACTGGAACAGGCGGCTCGCTATCATCGACTAACCGATATAACTCAGTACAGCTTTTTGCTGCGGTAGGCGGTGCGTCTACAGTATGGGTTGCTATTAACAGCTCAGGAACATTTACAATTGTATAAGGAGTAAAATATGCCTGCTACAGGTTTTCCAGGTCCATTTTTAGCCAATGATAAATCAACATACATCAACTTCGGTTCGTGGATGATTGGTGCAAATACTGGCGGCAATCCAGGTACAGCAGGCTCAGCAGTTCCTGCAGTTACTATTAATACAGTAAACCAATGGGTTGGCCCAGGATACTATTTAGAGTGCTACAATACAACAGCATCAACAGCTGCTATGCCCACAATGGCAACACTTGCTAACAATGGTATCAATATCGATACCGTTACAGGAGCTGCTGCAAAGACAATTGAGATCACTGAAGGTAATGCTGTTTCTATTAAAAACGCGTTTATATCTCGCGGTGGCTCACCGTTCTATGTAAGAGCTACTTTTAACGTAAACACTCTTGCTAACGTTACTAGCCTATATGTAGGATTCAGAAAGCAACAAACATACCAAGCAACACTTCCTGCTGGATATACAGACTATGCGGCTTTTGGCGTATCTGGAGCGGCTGGTAAGTTACAATCTTTGACACAGCTATCATCAGGTGGTAACACTACTACAGACTCTACAAACCTTATCACTGCTGGCACTAACTTTACAGTGCAAGTAAACGTAGATGGAACTGGTAACGCTACATACCTAAGAGATGTTACAGGTAATGGTCCGCTTATTGCTCCTACAACAGTAGCTGCTTATCAGTTTGCGAACTCACTAACACTTATTCCTTTTATCATCTACACAACTGTAACAAGCCATACTGAAGTAGACCTAGTATCTTACTCATGTGGATATCTATAAGTCATTTATAGGGCCCTTTAATTAGGGTCCTCAACATAATTGAGGCTAAATGTCAGATTATAACGTAAAGCTTATTCCAGAGACTATAAGAAGCATAAATAGTGCTACTTTTACAGGCTCGTATCAAACGCTTGGAAGCACTTTATCAAATCCTTCCAGAATGATGCTTCTTGTAAATAACTCAGGAGTCAATGTAACTGTATCCTTCGATGGAACCAATGATCACCTTTTATTGCTTCCTGGTGCTGCATTTACACTTGATGAAACTGCTAACGCCGTTTCTGGAGCTGTCTTATGTATTCCTAAAGGAACACAGGTATACGTAAAAGGTAATGCAAGTACTGGTTTAGTATATTTATCCACCTTTTATGCAGGATAATAAATGAGTAATTACTCTATAGCGGTATCGGGAAACACACCCACAAATGTTCCTACAAGCTTTGTAACAGATGCTGGAACAGCTATACCAGCAGCAAACGTGCTCAATGTCAATGGCTCTGGTGCTACTTCAACAGCGGGCGCTGGAAATACAATTACTATAACATCGACTTCTAGCATAGTTCCTTGGACAGATAAAGCCATAAGCTTCGCAGCATCTGTAAACAATGGGTACTTTTGTACAGCAGCACTAACAGCCACACTTCCAGCAGCCTCTCAGGGGCAAGTTGTAATCATAGAAACCCTTACAGGCTCCAATGTTGTCATACAAGCCGCTGGTGGACAGACTATCAAAATGGGAAGCAGCGCATCTTCCGTTGCTGGAACTGCTACAAGTGCAGCATCTGGAAATTCAGCTTATTTAGTGTTTAGAAACGCAGACTCTACATGGTACTCAATATCAACCGAGGGCACCTGGAGTCTTGCTTAAAAAGAGGTAATTTATGCCAACTCCAGCAAACGCTTTAGACATAACATCATCAGGTTACGTAAAGTTTGACGGTACAAATAGTTTTTCTGGCGTTACTAAAGTTCCTATTGCAGATGGTGGGACTAACGCCAACAGTTTCGGAACATCAAATGGAATAGTTACATACAACGGAACATCCTTAGTAACCACTGCTGGATCTACAATGGCATCAGGAGTATGGAGCAATACGAACCAGCCATTTTTATATGCTCAACAGCTAACACCGCAGTCTAACTGTACAGGTGATGGCACTACTGTAGTAGTTATTTGTGATAATATTGTAACTCAGCAAGGTGGCTCAAACTACAACAACGCAACAGGTGTATATACTATACCATCTACTGGAGTGTACCTGATTACATGCTCTGTTGGATTTACAGGAATAACAACAGACATGACTGCTGCAAATATAGCGATTTGTCAAGGCACAGATGGCAATAACAACTACCTACAAAAGCAATTTAATCCTGCAAACTATATGTCGTCTGCTAATGAATTTACAGAGTCATGTGATATTATTTTGTATTTAACTGCTAGCACAACAATATCGATACAGGCTACGATATCTTTTGGAGCCAAAGTTGCAAGTACAAAACAATATTACGGTGCTAAAGCATGGGGATATACTACATTTACATTGGCTAAATTGTTCTAACAATAAAGGATTTTTATGCCAACACCAGCTAATGCATTGGATACAACTTCAGCAGGCCTAGTTCGTTTTGACGGCACAAATGCCTTTAGTGGTGTTACTACGACTAATCATGATGTTCTTATAGGTGCGGCTTCGAATGGTATAACAAGCGTTGGACCTGGATCAGCAGGACAAGTATTACAATCGGGTGGCGCTTCAGCAGATCCTACATATAGTACAGCAACTTATCCTGCTACAGCAGGTACTTCAGGAAAAATCCTCATTTCAGATGGCACAAATATAGTTTCCAGTACTCCAACGTTTCCTAATGCAAGCGCTGCTAGTGGTAAATTCATCCAATCAGATGGAACAAACTGGATTGCGTCTACTCCTACATTGCCAACTACTGCTGGTACTACTTCAACGCTACTACGTTCTGACGGCACCAATTTCGTGAATACATCAGGTTTTACAGTAGGTTCTACAGGGATATTTACATCTACAACACAGCCTTCGCTTTTTGCATATGTTCATAATACAGGCACAAATGCAACAGGTGATGGAACGACTTATACTGTTATTTTTGATACTGTAGCTTTTCAACAGGGTGCGAATTACAATACAGCTACTGGAGTATACACTATTCCAACTTCTGGAATTTATTGTATGACCGCTGTTATCAGTATGGTAGGCATGAGCGCTCTATTTACACTCGCCGAATTAAATTTTGTAGTTAATGGAACCATTCTTGCTTCTCGAAGATTAATGAATCCTGGTGTAGGGTCTTTCTCTTATGGTGCTCTTGGAACTATGAACCAAATTCAAGATACAATAATTGACAGTCTAAGTGCTTCGAATACCATACAGGTCAATATTACCGTATCTGGTTCAACTAAAACAATAAGCACACAGACTGATTCTCTGGGGCCATTTTGCTACTTTAGCATCTGTAAAATTGCCTAGGAGGTTTCATGCCAGGTTTTGACGGATCAGTAATGTATTGTGCCAATATGGACTTCACTGATCCTACTGGTCTTGCTTTTACCCATACAGGCAACTTTACTACCGGCGGAAATTTACCAATAGGAACAGGAGCAGCAGCTCCTGCACAACAAATCGCTGTAGGCTCCCTAACTGGATCTGGCGGTATTGTAATCTCCTATAGCAATCCCAATATCAACATAGACGGCGCAGGAGCTGGTACTGCGACGACTTATACAGCAGATGCGGGATCTGCAACGCCTGCTGCTAATGTATTAAAGATAGTGGGTGCAGGGACAGTAACTACATCGGCAGCTGGTAACACAGTAACCATAACAGGTGGTGGCGGTGGGGGCGGACTAACATGGAATAACATAAGTGCCTCGCAAACTATGTCAGTTAACAATGGCTATTTCTGCTCGGGTGGTGGGGCTATTGTTCTTCTTTTGCCGCCTGTTTCAGCATTTGGCGATACAATTGAAATAGTTATTGATGGGTCGGCATCTGTACAGCTTACACAGGGCGCAGGCCAAACAATAAAGCTCGCCAATGCAATTACTTCGGCAGGCGTTGGAGGTAGTTTAACATCTACGCAGCAAGGCGATAGTATTAGACTTTTATGTAAAACAGCAAATTTAGCGTGGACCGCCTTAAGCGCAGACGGTTCATGGACAATAGTATAGGATAAATTATGGCAGTAAATAATGCTTTGAATATTTCGGCAACCGGCCTTATTAAGGCGGATGGAGCGGGCACCTTCTCGGGGGTAACAACAACAAACCATGCAGTTTTGGTTGGAGCAGCTTCTAATGGTATAACAAACCTAAGTGTAGGTTCTAACGGACAGGTTTTAGTTGCGGCAACAGGAGCAGATCCAGCCTTTGCTACCCTTACAGGAACTGGTGGTATAACCTTTACAACCGGCGCGAATACATTAGCAATTAACAACACAGGTGGGGGCCTAACGTGGTCTGTGATTACAGCCGATCAAACTGCCAGTGTTAACAATGGTTATTTTTGTAATAAAGGTTCTCTTTTAACTTTAACATTGCCCACAACCACAGCTGTAGGCGATGTTATTGCCATTGTCAATATAAATGGTGCTGCATTTTCAAAGATTTTAAGTGCAAACCCAGGCACTATACATTTAGGTAGTTCTACTGCTACAGCAAACACAGGTAGCCTTACATCAACAGCTGTTGGAGATGCAATTTTTCTTGTTGCTCAAACAACTGCTTCAGTTTGGTGGGCATACGGTGTGCAAGGATCATGGACAATCGCCTAGTAGTAGTCGGTAACTGGACTGTTGCATAATATAGGAAATACAGGTATCGTTCCATATAAAATGGAATGATACCATGAAAAAATGCAAGCTATGCCAACAAGAAAAAACCTTAGATTTATTTGCTCATAACGGTCAAAGTTACAGGACTTTATGTAAAGATTGTTATAACAAAAAACGACGGAAAAATACACCCAATACTGGCAGATTCAAAAAGGGTGATAATCTTGGCAATACCAATGGCTTTAAAAAAGGACACACTCTTTGCAATGGTCGTAGGCTTTCTGAAGAAACCAAAGAAAAGATAAGGCAAGCAAATTTAGGGAAAAAACAGAGCGCAGAAACCGTTCAAAAGCGCTTTGCTAAAAGAAAAGTAGGCACTTCAAGATGTAGTGCCCTAAACTTGGAGTTCAGAAGAAAAGTTAAAGATCGAGATGGCTGGAAATGTACAAAATGTGGATCTAGTGAAGATTTACATGCTCATCATATTATCCCTTGGCGTCAAGATCAAAGTAAGCGGTTTGATATAGATAATGGAATAACTTTATGTTGTTCATGTCACGCAAAAGAAGAAGGATTCCAAAAAGGCCAAATAGCTTGGGCTACAGGAAGAAAAATGTCTGAAGAAAGTAAAAGAAAAATGATTGAGACCAAAAAGCTCAAAAGGAGGCTTTTATCGCCATAAACAATAGTTTAAATTTAAAAGTAACCGGAGTCGTCACAGCAGATGGAGCTGGTGGATTTACCGGAAATTCTATTACACAACATAATGTAATCACTGGCGGAGCATCTAATAGCTTAAGCTCAGTAGCACCAGGCGCTTCTGGTAATGTTCTTACTTCAGATGGCACTGACTGGACAAGTGCAGCGGCTCCATCTGGAAACTTACAGATTGCAACCATTACTTTGACATCTTCGCAAATAAAAGCTTTACATGCAACACCTCAACAAATTATAGCGGCACCTGGTTCAGGTAAAGGCATAGTAATTGTCGGTGTTACTGCAAAATTTATCTATGGCGGAAGCAATGTGTTTACTGCTGCCGCAAGTCAAACGATTAACATATATTATAATAATAACACCACAGCTGCAATAACTACTTTAAAACCATTGATATTGAATTCACAAATTATTAGTTCTTCAAATTCTTTTTCGATGTGTAACGGTCAAAATATAGGTCCTACAAGTGGATTTGAAGGAGCGGCAGCTGGCGTTTTTGACAATGTGAATGTAGCAGCTTATAATCCTCAAGGTACAGAAATTTCTGGAAATGCTGCTAATAACAATACGATTGATATACAGATCGGATATTATATTGTAACATTCTAGCGCTACCACCATACAGCCCTAGTCACGATCCCTTTGCTAAAGTCAAATAAAGAGCTAAGAATCGTCTGGCTTGTAGCTTCCTAGCTTCCATGATCTACCGGGATGTTTGGCATCGCGCTTTTGAGGCTTGCCTGCAATCCAGCTTTCTATTCGCCTTTTGGCATAGATAGCGTCTTTACAAAAAGGACTGCAAAATAGCTGCATGTTATTGTGGCCTAGAAACTCTAGACCACAATTTGGACAAATCTTTTTATTAATCTTCGTCATTTATGTAATTAAATCCATCTTGAGATTTTCTTTCGCGTTTACGCAATACATCTTTGAAGCGTTCACACCAAGCATCAACAGACGGAAAGTTTGCATCCAAAAGATACCAATTATATCTTAGTTTTAACATAAACTTTTCAAATTGATTTATCTCTTCCATAAACTTTCTAAACCCCGAGCAGAAGCGCTTAGTTTTATATGGGGCAGGATACACAAATGGCATGCTCTTCATGAAATTTTTAACAATTTCATACTTTTCCAGGAGCTTTACTGTTTCTTCTTCAGTATAATAAAGCTCAAAAGTACCATTACAAATATTCGCTGTATTCTTGTCGTAATTACCAATCATAGATGCAACGGCGCCTAGAGAAATGCCAAGCCTTTTAGTCCAACGATCTAAAAAGATATATGGCCTAAGGCTATATTCTGCGATATAATAATCCACAGCTTGTTGGCTGGTTGGCCTCATTTGATATAAATTGCTTTTTATTATATAATCATTCCCAATTCCTGATTTTCTTATATAATATATTGGCACCCTTAGCTTTTGAGCTGCCAAAAGCCTGTGCTGTCCTGATATTACATAGTTATTTTCATCGATAAGAATGGGATTGACATCTAAGCAGTTATTCTTCTTGATCTGGACCGCAAGATCCTCTACATGCTGTTGAGATGGCTTGCGGTTCCGATCAGAGAACTTAAACATGTTGTAATTTGTTGTTGATTCTATTTTTTGTTCCATAGTTTTCCCTTTTGTTAAAACGGACATTCTGTTTGTTCGTATGTAGGCTTTTTTGGCTCTACTTTTGTTACTTCTTGCTTATCAATAAGCTCTATAGCCTTTTTCTGCAACGCATCAAAGGTCATCTTGTTAAACTTTACGAGAGATTGGTACTTCTTTTGACCGTCCTTCTCGTATTCTTTCTGAGGCAGATTGATCCACTTCTTGCCATTGCTTTCGAATAGCGAACAGCTTATGGTCATCTCACCCCAATTCTCTATTACTAGATCGAAAAAGGCTTTGAGTGCGCCTTTGTCTACTGCTTTGTAATTAAGTATTTTCATGTAAATCCCTTGTGTTATTTCTGGTTATAAAATTTAATTTTCTTGTCTTCGCTTCTCTAAAATTAATCCGAAGTTCTTCAATTTTATTTGAAACCTCTTCAAGGTGGTTCAATAAACTACAATAATCGGCTTCTTTTATAGTTGTCATTAATTTTTGAATACCATTAAAGCAATATCCAAAATGCCTTTCGCATGAATTAGCACCCTCTTCAATTTTCCTTATGTCTTCGCAGATTTTACTAAAATCAGCCATGTTTTATATCCTTTCCGTAGAGTTGTTGATATTGTTCTCTTAGCTTTTGGTGATGAGCATCTAATTCATCATCGACAGCGCTTTTGTCACAGTCATAGAGAGCCCCTTCTCTGTCTTTTAAATAACTCGACATGCGGCCATTTTGTGCATCTAGTATTTGTTGGTCAACTTCATTGCATTGCTCCATAGCGTTTGCAATGTCAATTGGTGACACTTTTTCACCAGATAGCACTTTGTCGCGAAGGGCTTCCCAATTTTTGTCCGCCTTCGCTTTCTTTTCCATTAGCATTTTTAAATTCACCTAATACATCCTCGTTTAAATATAGGCTATAATCTTTAAAATAGCCTGTTTGTTTAATTAGACCAAGCTCAACCGTTCCAGTTGCGCCATGGCGATTTTTGGCAACGTCTACAATAACCTTGCCGGGGCTTGCGTTTTGATCATAGAGATCAGGCCTATTGATGAGTAGCACTTGATCTGCATCTTGCTCAATACTGCCTGATTCGCGAAGATCGCTAAGCATGGGTGTATGGTTTGTGCGGGATTCTACGGCACGGTTTAGCTGAGAAAGGCAAAGTATCGGTATGTCTAGCTTTCTGGCCAAAATCTTGAGAGAGCGAGAGATCTCAGAGACCTCATTCACTCGTGAATCAGAGTTCTTGAACCTGGCGGACCCGCTAATGAGCTGAAGGTAATCTATGATTAAAAACTTGATATCATAGAGTTCTTTCATGCGCGTTGCTGCTATGCAAATATCAGTGATCTTTGGTGAGTGCGTATCGTAAAGATATACAGGAGCGTTTTTTATATCATCGATAGCTTTTCGTATTTGCTCTATTGGTACTTTACCGTCTGGATTATAAAAGCTTTCCTGGTGGATACCGCTGAAGTTACAGATCATCTTAGTAATTATTTGATCAGCACCCATCTCTAAAGAAAATATTCCCACGGGAAGCTTATTGCGGATAGCGACCTCAACTGCCATATGTAGGGCAAGTGTCGTTTTGCCCACTCCCGGCCTCGCTGCAAGCACGATGAGGTTTGAGGCTACCAGACCATTGATCTTTAAATCTAGCTCAACCAGGCCCGAACTAAGGCCCGTGCAGTGGCCTTCTGAGTCCTGCTTGTCCTTCCGCTTCTTTTCAACAAGTTCAAGTAATGACATTCCGCTAGGTGAGTTCTTGCCTGATATGATATCCTGCGCAGAATAAAATTTATTGTTAGCCTTCTGCTTGGAGATCTTCATGATCTCTTCTTGACACATGGCTATATCTTCATCCGAAGAAGTTGCGCCTTTCAGGATTTCTTGTGCAGCATTTGCCATAAAGATACCAAGCTGGCGCTTCAAGGACTTATCAAGAACAACCTCGGTATATTCCTCATAGTCAAAAGAATAAAGAGAAGATTTTATGCTTGTATGGATGTAGTCTGTTGTAACTTCCTCAAGCGTGCCTAAATCCTTGAGCGTCTGCACAAGAATTTGTTGTTCGGCGCTTTTTTCCTGCTCATACATTTTCTGCAAAGCTTCAAAGATTAACTTATTCTTTGGCTGAAAGAAGTCTTTGGCTTGCAATCGCTGGCAAGCATAATCATTGGCCGTTTGGCTGCTTAGCATCATGCCGAGGATGATCAACTCAGATTCTGGCGAATTAGGAATTGAGAGCATGAAGCACCTCCTCACAGACTCTAATTGCCTCTTTCTTGAAACTTTGAGGATCTAGAGCAAGCTCTATGGCAAAGCGTTTGCCCTTGAGGCGCACTACTAATTCGCCACGTTCTTCATGAAAAGCCTTAGCCAATGAGGGGAATGTGTCTTTAAAATACTGCTTATTTATCGAAGAATTATTTGAGACGGCGCCACTAAAGGCACGTCTCACTTGCCGTTCGACATGTTTCTGGGCTTGGCTTTTGAGCAGATTGTAATCATTGGCTATGGGTTCGGGGTAGCTGTGGTATCTTTTGATTGCGTACTCCACAGCTTCTTTTGGGTATTCTTGGCGAAGCTTTGTTATGGCTTCATCGAAGCTTTCCTCTCTCTCTCTTTTCTTTTCCTTTCTTTTGTGGGTTACGCTACGTAACTGGTCAGACTTTTTTGAATCTCTCTCTGAGCCTCTCTCTGCAGTCAAATTTTCCTTACCAGTTACGCTACGTAACGGGTCAGAATTATTTGAAACAATTAATTCGTATATAGATATTTGCTGGCCTGGCGTACCCCCCTGAAACTTCCGACAAAGGCCCAATGAAATTAATTTTTCCAGTGCAGGTAAAATTTTATTTCTGTGCTGGCCTGTCATTTCTTCTAATTGCGACAAGCTTATACGTTCGCGGAGTTGTGGCTTATGAAAGCCGAAAATTTTGCGTGAAAGTGCGCATAAGACTTTGAACTCAATGCCAGAAAGGCGTGACATCCAATAGTCAAAAATTACATTAGGGTTCTGTGTATAATTTGGTGCTTCGAAGCCCATTATTTCTCCTGTTGCCAGCTTTTTGTCTTGTGTTATTTCCGTGACAACAGGTAGAATTTCGATCGTACCTGCTATCGCAGTAAAGGCTCACGTAAACTGGCAAGTTTAATGGCGTGGGCCTTAAGTTTGTAAACAGTACTCCTATACTGTTTTAAGTTCAAGAAAAAGACGAATTAAGTTATGGTTTGCCTCGAAAGGGGCAAGCCATGATCTTATTTTTCGTAACTATCGTTGCCATATTTGGCATAAATCTCATAGTAAAGCTACTTACTCTAAATGAGTTGCAGAAAGTTGCCGTAACGCTCAAAGAGCTGCAAAGTGTTCAGGCTATATACCTTAGGCATTTACTGCACATAGAAAACAGCCTGAACTCAGTAGACAGAAAGCTAATTAGGATTTTGCCTCACTTGATGAATCAGCCTTCAGGCCAAAACGCTTGTCCAGATGATGAAGAAAGCGCGCCATACCACCCTCGACATAACAGCTATCAATAATATCTTGACTGGACCAGACTTTATTTGATTTGCCTTTGCTATTTTCTGTAGCGCTATTTGCCATAGAACTAATAAAATCGGCCAATTCTTCACGATCAATGCCAAGCGCTGTAGCCACACAGACCTCATAGATATCGTCGAATGTGTGGCGCTTTAGAGGCTCTTTAGCCACCTCCTCGGTCTTGACTTCGATGGTTGGCCTTTCTAGCATCCTAGATTCCATGTCGGCTTTGGATTTTTTTACCTCCTCAACTTCGGCTTGTTCCATCTCTTCTTTTGTGTAGAGACCCGATAAATCGTTAGGAAATGCTCTGCGTAATGCCTGACTTTCTGCACACTTTGCAAGCATAACGTGAGGAATTTTACCCCATGTACCGCCAGACCCTGGCTTTGCATATTCTTTCCAATGAGCGGATGCTGCTACTTCATGCCATGTTCCGTCGCGAGTTTGTTTTTTAACATACGCAGTAGCAGAAATTAAATTACCACTTTTATCGTATTCAAAAGTGGGTTCTCTTCCAGGAGCATAGCGTCCTGTTCTTTCTGCAACAAGCCTGAAGCCATCTATACCTACGATAATAGTGTTTTTGCCACCCATCTTGGTCATGTAGATTTGTTTTGCTATGGGGTCCAATTGCGCACGCTTACACAGCATCAAGAATGCTTGAAACTCTGCATCGGAACAATCTTGAGCACACATGTCTTTTATGACTTTAATGTGCTCTTGAGTAAAGCTTGCGATGCTTGGGACTAATTCATTCGTCATGTTTATTTTCCTTTTAATTCGATAGGCCATGGTTCGCCTAACTCTTGTTCCGGCACAGGATATATGCTAAACATATTAATCACCTCCTGGCCTAATAATATTAAATTGGTTCTATACTATCAAGTAAAATTGTAATGGTTGATATAGTGTCGTTAACGGCTAATGCCTGTTCTTTTGCTAGTTGCAGTAAATCCTCTAGTTCTTGATAATCACGACTATCAAGATGATATATTTTCATTTCGATTCCTTTACCCCGCGGGGACCCATCCTCACTGCGGGGTTTTTTATATATCTCTGGCATTGTTATAGTTCTCCCAATATTTATGTGTTAATTCTATGCATTGCTGAAGCTTTTCTTCGGAAAATTCAAATGTATGAGTCCTGGCGATTTTGCCTGTGCGGTGTAGATGTATCCAAGACATTTGACCTATGGGGTCTATTCCGCTTTGCTTTAGCAGGTACCAGTAAAAATGCGCTTGAAGGCTCCATATATTTAGGTTTGCTGTATAACTGGTCTTATAGTCTATTATCATCGGCTTATTGTTGCCATCAAAGCAGCAGTAGCCATCTATTTGTCCTGTGATCATGAGTGCGTCATCGAAGAATCGCTTTTCCATCCATTCATAATGAGGCCTATGTCCCTCGTGCCACTTGATGTAGCTTTGATAATAGAGGTTAGCTTTATCGCTTGATAAGTACGGAAATCCACCGTACACATAGTTCTGGATGGCTTCGTGAACTTCAGTGCCAAGCTCAGCTTTCTTGGATAGTACCATAGGGTCAATGCCGCTAAAGTCTTGCAGCTGACTAAGTATATCGCTGACTCTTACATATTTTGACATTTATGATTCCTTTTTCCTTGACTATAACACTATTGTAGGATTATAATCAAGCACAAAAACAACAAAGAGGTGCACATGCTATTAAAAAGCTGGTTGCAAGAAAAAGATTTGTCAGTTAGCGAATTTGCTAAAAAATCGGATATACCAGAGCAGAATTTATACATATGGATGAGGGGAGCCTGGATACCGAATAAGTTCTATCAAAAACTACTCTACGAGGCCACTGAAGGAGCAGTTGGCTATGATGATTGGAAAAAGCTTAAACGTAAACAAAAGGAAAACAATGGAAAGATATCTAAAAATACCAGAAGCCGCTGAGTATTTAGGAATAACGACACAAGCCGTCTACAAGCAGATGAGAAGGCATGTTATTAAATATAAGATAGTTGATGGCGTGAAATACACAACGCCTGAATGGCTAGATGATTATGAGTCTAAGAGGCATTCTAAAAGTGATCACGGTACCTACAATGGCCGCCCGGTCTTTAATAAAGACAAAGGGCAATATAGCGTACAAATGTGCGCAGACGCTTGCGGAGTAAAAAGACATATCATACTCCACAAGCTGCGTACAGGGGAGATTTTGCATATACGTAAGGGCCATTACTACGTAATACCTGAGGACCAAGTTATAAAAATGCAAGAGAAACTAATAAACGAAAAAACAGGTTGAATTTATGCCCGCTGAAGTATATGAAGATTATATCGCTTTAAGGTGCCCAATGCTGATATATGAAATACACTCTAAACCCACGCCTGAGAAGCAAACACGCTTTTGCATGGGGCGGGCATATAATCCTAATAAACGGACAACGCAAGAAATAATCTGGCAGTTGTCGCCTATGGCTCCAAAAGAGCCTCTAAAAGGGGCTATAGGCATGGATTTATTCTTCTATTTGCCAATACCAAAAGGCACTTCAAAGGCCCTTAGAAAGGATATGATCAACGGTAAAGTTAGACCAACTACTAGGCCTGACTTCGATAACTTAGCATATCTTGTTACTAATGCCATGAAGAACTTGATCTATCATGATGATGCTCAAGTAGTAAGATGTTTGACGGAAAAGTACTATTCAGAAATGCCTAAAACTGTAATAAGAGTATGGGAAATGTGAGGAGGGCTTTATGCCACTTAAAAAAGGTAAGTCAAAAAAAGTAGTAAGTGAGAATATAAAGGAAATGATGGCTTCAGGCCATTCTCAGAAACAAGCAGTTGCCGCAGCTCTTTCAGAAGCTCGTAAGACAAAGAAAAAGAAATAACAGTGTGCCCCGCAAAAAGTTTTATGTTACTCGCTCCTAATGTTAGCAAACCTGCGGGGCCTTTTTTATTGTTCAATTGCCTTTTCTAGATCTTCTTCATGTAGTATTGACTTATAAAAGTCTATAACTTCACGCCTGTAGCGCTCATCACGATGCTCTTTTCGTGATTCTGCTTTTGCGCGTTCTTTTCTGTACCAATCTATAGCCTCAAGCCACGTTGTCATAATCATTCTTCTCCCAATTATCGATAATATAAATACAACATTCTTTTAGTTTTATCCATTTATCTGGAACGCCTTCTAGGGCTTTTGTGGATGCACATAGTAGATTGATGGTGGCTACAACAACATCTGAATAAGATGCTTTAGTAACGCTGTCGAAGCCCTTTTCTTTTATGCTAAACATTAGCTCGCTTAAGTGCAGTTTAGATGAATTTTGCAAGTCTTCCATGATTACCCTTGGTTTACGATTTCTTTACAAGTTTGCTCAACACAATGCCACACAATGCGCTTTCTTGCGTATAAAGATATGTTGCGGTCTTCAGAAAATCGTGATAGACCGACTAGATAAAGCGCATGCTTGTGATCATCACTATGGCTATCTAAAAAAAATCGGTGCTCGATATCGCTGTCGCAGTGCCAGTAAATGCGGTCAGAATCAAAGGTGACGCTTTGGGCCCCTTGTTCTGCTATATCTACAATTTCATCGGCAGAAAATTCCTCTAAAATGTAATGCTTAAGCTTCTTCATCTTTTTTATACTCATCTAAAATTGTGTTTATCCTGTAACTAATAGCGCCGTATAATAAATCAAGCTTATCACAACGGCGACGGGCTTTTTTCACGCATGTGTAGGGCTTGCCTATGTTTTCTTTTGTGCGGAAGTTGTATATCTGATATTTCATTTGATTTTACCTTTTTTGTTAAACATACTAAGCCGCTACGACCTGCTGGATTTGTTGGTCCAGTCACCAAGGAGACTGGCTTAATATGACTAAATTATAGCATTATTGTAATATTATAGGCAAGAGAAAAGATGACAAAATAATGAGAAATGTGGTAAACGTTAGAGTTTACAGAGAGGAAAGTATGGCAGCAGCAAAGGGTAATAAAAATGTAGTTGTGAATAAAGGTGGTAGGCCCGTTATTTACGATGAAGCTTATATTGCACGAGAAACTGCCGACCTTTTGGAATGGCTCAAAGATTTCCATAAAAACCCTGATAAAATATATTTGGGCGATTGGTCTGCTGAAAAGCCTTATGATGAGCATCGTATACACGAATGGTGTAAAGTAAATCCTGCGTTTTCGTCAGCTATTGCTCAATGTAAGCGTATGCAAGAGAAGAAATTCCTCAAAATGGGCCTCGAAAAAAAGTGGGCTGAAGGCTTTACTATGTTCGCAATGGCAAGGCTTTGTGCGGACAAGTGGAAAAAGTCCTACGATACGCCTAGTGAATCTGCCGAACAGCACATTGGCACCGTTACGATTAATAAGATATACAAAAATAAAGCGTGACAGTATATTCGGGTCATGAGCTTTTCAAAACAGCATAAAGACCCGCTAGAGATTGCACTCGAGCTTTTGCAAGCTAACTATAATGAGTGCTTTCGCTTGCTTAAGCAGCATCAAGAACAGCTGATACATTCAGCTACTCGAATGGAGAAGCTAGAGCAGCTTTGCCAGCAGCTACGATTAGATTTATCGGATTCAGAAGACGCAATAGCCGAACAGCATGATCAAATACAAAGGCTAAAGAATGACAGCAGTAGAGCTGCCTTATAACTTCGAGGCAAGAGACTATCAGGTAGAATTCTTTGATGCGATGCATAATGGCTGTAAGCGCGCTATCCTTGTGTGGAATAGGCGGGCTGGCAAGGATACATGCGCCTGGAACTACCTTATTTATACGGCCTATGAGATCAAGGGCATATACTACTATATATTCCCAACAGCTATACAGGGACGTAAAGTCTTATGGGATGGTATGAACAATGATGGGCGTAAGTTTTTGGACTACATTCCTAAGCCAATTATTCGTAGCATCAATAACCAAGAGATGAAGGTAACGCTTAAGAATGGTTCGCTCATACAGGTTATTGGCTCCGATAACTACAATAGCATCATGGGTACTAACCCTACAGGATGCATATTCTCAGAATATAGCTTACAAAACCCTAATGCATGGAACTACATAAGACCCATTTTGGATGCAAATGGCGGTTGGGCCATCTTTGTCTTTACGCCACGTGGCACGAACCATGCCAAAGAGTTATATGATATGTCTCAGCGTGATGACAACAAAGGCAGTTGGTTCTGCCAGCTCCTAACGAATAATGATACACATATACTAGACCAAACAGAACTTGCAAAGCTACGTAAGGAAGATGTCTCAGAGGATATGATACAGCAGGAGTGGTTTTGCTCGTTTACTCTGGGTATACAAGGCTCGTACTACGCTAAATACCTTGGAGAGGCTCGCGAAGAGGGCCGTATCGGCAATGTGCCTTGGGATAAGCATGGAAAAGTACATACCTCTTGGGATATAGGCTTGGACTGCACTTCCATAATTTTCTGGCAGCTTGTAGGTAATGAAATACACTGTTTCGACTATTACGAGAAAAAAGATGAAGAGATGGCGCATTTTGCCAAGGTATTGGCGGATAAACCGTATATATATGGCTCGCATTATGCACCCATGGACGTTAACAAGAGAGAACTCAGAAATAAACAGTCTATCCGCTCTATTATAGCAGACCTTGGTGTGGACTATACGATACTTCCTACATTAGAATATGGCGTAGACAAGGGCATAGAAATAGCTCGTGGCCTATTTCCTCGAGTGTGGATAGACGAAAAAAAGTGCGAGCTTTTGATAAGAGCGCTTGAAAACTATCGCAGAGTGTGGGACGATGAGTTCAAGATCTATCGTTCTAAGCCGGTTCATGACCGCTGGAGCCATGCTGCGGACAGCTTCAGGTATATGGCGATAGCTATAGATATTCGTAAAGGTATAAGCGATGGTCCTAATGATGATGACACAGATAGATGGAGAGATAGGTATCAGCCTGTCTTTACAAAATAATGGATGAAGTTAGAGCACACTGTGAGGCTTGTTGCCCATACAAAGAAGACTGTACTATGAGTGACATAATTATAGGAACGTCATTATTGGTTTTAATTGGCATAGGAGCAGCTAGCATATTAGCATGGCTTAGAAAAAAATCACTGTAATTTTAGGACTTTATGACAAATACAAATAGCATACCAATGGTACCGAGACCCAAGCCTCTTCAATGGCCAATGCCGCAGCTAGTCACAGGTCCTGCTGTACCTACGCAATACTTTCCTCAGCCTTGGCAAACATATGGGAGTGCTACATGAGCCCTGAATTTGTAGAAGCTATGGAATATTGGGGTGCTACGATCGTCCTTCTGATAATATTTACATGGATGATGATACGATGGTAGGTGAAGATAAAAAGATCTATTTGTCTCCTGACAAGTTTAAGGTGATAGAGAGCTATGGCGGCAATCTAGCAACACAACTTAATAAGGTAGTTATAGCATTCTTTGATGAGAACTTTGCAGATTATGAAAATATTTCTCCTAACCTTCCATTAAACGTTATCACAGAGGCGTTTTGCCAGCTGTTAGACCATTACACACATTTAGTAGACGTAAAAGACTACAGTTCCTTCTTGCATTTCTTAGTTGAAAAGCTTATAGAATTGCGTAATATACCAAAGGCAACCAATGAAAACAGTGAGAGTACCTAAAAATGTTCCTATTGCTCCATTCTGGTTTGAGAACTTACAGATAGCCTCTAAATGGTATCCAGCTCCTGGCCCTCAAACCCCAGTAGGTAACGGAAAATAAATTCATAGTTATAAAACATAACAATAGGAGTTTTTATGTTACCAGTAGGAAATAGTGCTACACATGCACATCACGTAAATCTTGTGGCAAATGGCAATACTCATGGTAATCCTCATATTGCGGGCTATTATATCTGTAAAAGTGATGAAGTAATGGGTGATTTTAAAGCCTTTTGGAATGGCGAAGAGTGGTTTTTCCCTGCTAAAAAATATGGCATCACTGTATCTATTTGGAAAGAAATAGTTAAGTAGAAGAAAGGAAAAATATCATGGTACATAAAATAACAATACCTAGAATCCCTAGGTGGTGGATACAAGACAGACAGTTTCCTTGGTGGCTGAATAACCCCGTTTGGTATCCTAAATAAATCTATAAAAATATGCGTGAGCTATGATCATTTTTGTAGCACTTGTCACTTGCCTAATTATCTACTTCGTAATACAGTTAGCTATTGACCATTTGCGTAATAAGTAGGAGGTCAATATGACGCTATCAGCAGTAGATAAAGTAGAAGCAAGAAGCTCTGTAGAGCTTAATGACTCGTGCAACTGCACTGAGTGTTGTCCACGGAACTGTTGTTTTCCCTGGCTGGGCCGTAAAGTCGTTCACAAAACGCCCACACAGCAGGATGAAAGGATAGAGATCACTGCTGATGCTATTAAGGTACATACGCATGGTGAACCTGTGCTGACAGAATCAGGTGCTTGGGAGATAGAGATAGATGGCAAGAAGGTGCCTTTAACACCAGTGTCAGCACCACCAAGAATTACAGTAGAAGAACATAAATAAGGAGGAATTATGGGTGCATTATTAAACTTTATAGAACAACATAAAACAGTTCTAGGCATGATAGAAAAGGCAGCTTTAGATGAGCTATTAAAGCTTTTGACTGCCCTTTATCCTAACGACCCTGTGATTTTAGAAATTGCTGCTAAAATAGTGGCAGAGCTAGAAAAGCTTCAGGGCATTACCACTCAACCCCCGAGTAATTAATGCAGTGGTTTTGGAATTGGCTTAATAAAAAAATAAACAGCACTACAGATAGAAAGATCTACGAGTTTGAGCTTAATCAAAAAACCTTTCTCAAGGAGCTTGAACAGCAAGAAAGAGATCTTGACAATGCTGTAGTGCTACTTAATGCTCTCGAAAGGCGTTTAAACAACATCCAAATGCTCATAGACGACCTTCACAATAGGTTTTGCTTTATGTCCGACAAAAATGGCGTAAAGAAAGAGGCCTTTAATGAAGAAATAGCTAAATTTGTAAGAAAGGTGATAAACAATGAATACTTGCTCGACACCGATGACTCCAGCCCCGAACCGAGGCAGGAATCCCCCAAAACAGTATCCGAACCAATTCGGAGCACCAAATCGGATTCCAAGTCTAAATCAAAATCAGGTAACAAGTCCTCCAAAGCCAGGGTTTAATAAAGGATGATCAATACGGATTATGTTCAGCTTAGAGCATTAGAAGAGCTTTATAAGTCACAGCCGTTGCCTGAAAGGCCCAAAACCGATAAAGAGATAGCCCAAGAGGTGTTTAAGCATATTATTATAAAGGATAATAAGTGATTGTTATTGTTTTACTATCATTATTGCTTACAGGATGTACTATAGCAATAAACTTAAATCATACTGAAGGGACAGCTAGCGATCTTGTCGATGAGACGCAGACTAACAGCCCTGAAGTTTCACCAAATTTATCGATACCATTAAAGGGATTATGAAAACATTATCATATATAATGTGTGTATGCTTTTTATCGGCATGTACACCTGAAGAAAGAGCATTAGCTAAAACTGCAGCCCATGAAACAGAAATAGCGATAGATGCTGTAGATAAAGATTTGGGGGCACAAGGTGCCGCTAGTCAAGCTGTCCCATCATCCAGCGGAAGGAATGGCCCTAATGCGCCCCCTCCTTATTTTAAGAGTGTTCCTGTTACTAAAGAGGCACGTGATGATGCAGATCATGCTCGACATGATAGAATAACGCTAACGTGTTCATGTGGCCAAAAGCCAAAACGTCACCAATATTCTAAGGGGGTTTAATGTCATTTTTAGAACCTCCTTTGGAACATGAATTAGAAAGTGGCAAGCCAGATATGAAGCATTTTTATGCCTGGTTTGATAAATTATTAATACACAGTAAGGTTGATATGGATAAGAAATTAGAAAAGTCAAACATTGACGATAAAAGCAAACCATGTCATCATGACATCAAAATAGAGGATTTTTGATGTCATCTCAAGCAAAGTTAAAAGCTATTGAGTCTATATTAGAGAAAAAAACTCGAGAAAAAGCTAAGAAAAAGATGGAATCTGAGGTAAAAAAGCTAGAAAAAAAAATGCTATCTTTTACATTAAGGATCCCGGGGCGATTAGCAGCAAAAATTGAAAAGGCGATAGAAATGGATTTTACTTCCCCATCTATGAATTCATATATTTTGCAGTGCATCGCTTTTTGTACAGATAAGATAAAATAGGTAACAATTATGGATAAGAAATTAGAAAAGTCTGAAAAGGCAATTGAAAGCAAGACCAAGAAGGAGTTCAAAGGTTTGCTGAAAGAAGATAAGAAGCTAGACAAAAAGCGAGACATGCTAGAATCGAAAGTCAAGAATCTTAAGAAGAAATAATCGTCCTCAGAAACGAACAAGGGACTGGCCGCCTTGTAAAATCCAGGCCGGTTTGGGTAGACGACCTTGTCAATCGTCTACCCTCTTTTTATTGCCTAAATAAACGTTAAGGTTTACAATCCAGCTTTACTCAAGGAAAGCTATGGTAAACCCTGCAGGAAAATACTCCGATGATGCTCGCGACTTTCTTAACGATTATAAATCTACTGCACGCAAAAAGCTTGAAGATCACTACGACATCGTAAAAGAGTTCGGAGAGTCCTACGAAAGAGCCTATCAGCAGCTTAATACATTTCAAGCTGAAGCCTATCGTGATGAGGCTTATTTTCTCGGTTATCAATGGTCTCTTGAAGAGCTTGCATACCTTAACAATCAAAGGCGCTCTAGTTTCACCTACAACATGATACGCCGCATGGTGACGCTTGTAGATGGTATCCAACGTCAGAATCAGCTTGCTTCACGTGTTACTGCCATAGAAGATGCTGCTGAAGAAACAGCCGATATCCTCACAGACAGCCTACAGTATGTTATGCAATATGGCGGAGGCTATGAAGCTAAAAATTCTGGCTTTAAAGACGCCCTTATTACAGGCATAAGCTTTATTAGCCCTTGGATTGACTACCGTGAAGACCCAGTTTCTGGTGACATAAAATTCAAGGTAGATCAATGGAACTCAGCAATGTGGGACCCATTCTATTATGAACCAGATCTTTCTGACTGTTCTTTTTTCTCTAGACGAAAATACCTATCTCGTTCAGAAGTTATCTCACTCTTACCTGATAAAGAGGATATCATTCAGGGACTAAGCTACGGCACCCGCGATGATAAGTATACCTACCTCCCATTCGCGCGGCAATGGGGCCTTCAGAAATTGCTAAATGTGACAGAATATTGGCGCAAAGTATGGAAGGTAAAAGATGTGCTTGTTGACATGGAGTCAGGTGAAGTTACTGAATGGAAAGGCGACAAAGGACGACTTAAGTACCTTAAAGCTCTACATCCTAGTCTCGAAATTATGCATAAGCCTGTGCGCTCTGTGGAGCTTGGTATAATTGTAGAGGGCGAACTTCTCTATTACGGTGAAGACCCTTATGGCTTGGACGATTACCCTTTTGTACCATGCTATGGTGGAGAGTATCGCCCCTCTTTTGACTTATATACCTGGAAGCTTCAGGGGCTGGTGCGTTTTGTAAGAGACCCTCAGACAGAGCTTAACAAGCGTAGATCTAAGATGGTAGACATCCTAGATGCACAGCTAAATTCTGGCTGGATAGCAAAAACTGGAGCTGTTACTAATAACCAGAGCCTATTTAAGTCTGGCAATGGCCAGGTTATTTTCCTAAAGCCTGATGCTGACATAAATGATGTACAAAGGCTACAAGCACCAGACATTCCACAAGGACAGTTTGCCCTTATGGATGCCTTTGAGAAGGATATTCCAAATATCCTTGGTATCAACCCAGAGATGCTGGGAATGCCCGAAAATGAAAAAGTTGAAACCGCTGCAATACTATCTAAGATGAGACAGGCAGCTGGACTAGTAAGTCTACGAGGCATCTTTGATAGTCTTAGCCTTACGCAGAAGATTCTTTCTAAGAAAGTCCTTAAGATGATTCAGAAGAACTACACCCCTGAGAAAATACGCCTTATCACCAAGAAGACTCCTACAGCTGAATTCTACTCTCAGGCTTTTGCTCGATACGATGTTGTAGTCGAAGAAGGCGTCCTTACAGACACTCAACGCCAATCACAGTTCTCTCAGCTTCTTGCTCTACAGTCTATGGGCTTCGAAATTCCTCAAAGCCTCATTATCAAGAAGTCTAATCTTCAGGATAAGAAAGAGCTTAATGAAATATTGGATGCTCAAGCTGACCAGCAGAACCAGTTGCTTGCTGCAAAAGAGCAGAAAGAACAGGCCGTTCTTGAAATGCAAGCTATAGGCATAGAAGCCCGTGCTAAAGCCGATCAGGGCCTCGCAATGGAACGCATGAATAAAATTCACCTTGATCAGGCATTGTCTGCTGAACGCATACAAAAAGCTGAAGAAGACTCAACAGCTGCTACTTTAAACTTCATCAAGGCATTGAAAGAACTTCAAGGCATGGACCTGAATGCGATGACTCAGAAAATATCAATGCTAAAGGCTTTAGGTGATATACAACAGGCAGAAGCTGCGCATGCAAGAGCTGGTATAGAGCATGAGATGTCCATGCAAGAAAGGCAGATGGCAATGCAATCAGCCCAGAATGCACCTGTCGGTGGCATGCAGGGCATAATGTAAGATTGCGTCAGGAAGAACTTGCTATGAATTCGCGTCAACAGGCGGCTCAGTCGATCCCTAAATCTGTAATCCCATCAGGTGTTTAAATCCTACTTTTGCTTGTTCTGGAACCACTGAATTGCCCAGGGCTCTAAGTCTGTCCATGTGGAAAAGAATCCCATCAGAACACTTGTCCATCGAGGACACAGTTTCTTGCCAATGTGTTCGGGATTTAAGCGGCCAATAGAGTCTTGAAGATCTTCCACAAGGGGGTTGTTCTGTCTTGAAAGACTCGGCTTTCTTATTGGTTTGTTTGCCTGATTTGATGTTAAAGTTGCCATCTTCACCATGGATTCTAGACAAGGTGACTTTCTCTTCCTTTCTGCTGGACAATCTGTTGCTGCTCTTGCCATTGGAGTGGGCCAATAAAAACCATCTTTCTCTTTTGTGTAGTGCTCCAATGGATGCAGCGGATATAATGCACCATCTACAATCATACCCCAACGAGGCAATTTCCCTAACCACTTCTGTTCCTCCTCTGGAAGTAATGGCAGGTACATTTTCCAGAAAGACAAATCTTGGCTTAATTTCGCTACACAGTCTTTTGATCTCGTAAAATAAACCGCTTCGCTCGCTTTCCAAGCCTTTTCCAAGTCCTGCGCAAGAGATATCTTGGCAGGGAAAACCTCCGAAAATGATGTCAATTTCAGGCAAGTTTGATTTTGTAAGGGTTCTAATATCATCCCAAATGGGAGCCTTATCAAGTTCTTTACAGTGCATTCGTGATAGCAAGACTGCTTGGCAGTATTTATTAATCTCGCAATAGGCAACTGTTCGCACGTATTCACTAAGGGCAAGAGAGAGTCCTCCGATTCCGCTAAATAAATCCAGGCCATTCATACATCCTCCGGAGGATCAGGCAGTTCCGCCCAGTGGGTGATGTTTTCTATATAATTTGATGGTAAATCATAAATATGGCTACCATCTTGATGAATGCGGCATACTCTCATTTCGAATAAAATATGCTTATATATTGTATGAGTACGTTTGATAAAACATAATACAGGATCAGATTGAATGCCAAAAAGATTAGTCATAACATCTGTCGACATAGGAGGCAACCTGTCTTTCATGCTAATCCACTTCATGGCAATGCTTATGTTTAGGTCTCATACTTTGTTGCTGTATAGGCATTACCATGTCTCCCGAGCCTCCGATATACATAGGAAGCTTACCATCCCACTTCTCGATAGCCATCTTAGCTAGAATTTCAGGAGAAAGTGCCTGTGCTAGTAATGCATTAGCCTGAGCCTGAGAGTCTGCCTCTATCATAAGGCAATGAGCATCACCTTCAGCCTTGGCAATACGTTTCTGTGCTTCAGCTTGGGCTTCTCTTAGCTCATTTTCACGCTGCTGAGCCCTTTGTGTGGCCTCTATCTTGGCATTTAAAGCAGCGATGACATTCTGAGGGAAGTGAAACCTGCCAATAAGGTAAATTCTGCTTACAATAATGCCTATAGGGCTCAAGTCAAACTGTACATGAGACTGTACATCATCTAGAAAAGCCTCTTTTCCAGGCCCATAAAGGTCCTCTATCTTCATTTTAGAGGCAGTTTTATTGATAGCATCTCTTATATAGTTCCTCATGAAGATATGGGTGATGTCATCCATGCCTCTACGGTATTTTCCAAATATCTTAGGGATAAATTCAGGCTGTAAATGGTAAGTTATGCCAATATCTGCTGAACAGGCAAGCCCTTCTGATGTCTGAAAGTGGAACTCTTCC